TGAAGTCCGTCAGGGTCGGCATCGGCAGATATAATAATTCTTTCATAACGAGACTTCGAAGCATCACACTGAGCGCCTATACCACAACCAATACTATTTGCAATATCACAGATTTCTTTATTTTGAATTACTTCTTTAAGATCCTTATATGTAGTATTAAGAATCTTACCTCTTATAGGAAGTACTGCCTGAGTTGCTTTATCTCTTACATAAAGGTACGGACCCATTGCAGAATCACCTTCAACGATAAATAGTTCTGTATCGTCTCTCTTTCTTGACGTACATTCTACAAGTTTTGAAACAACTGAACGACGCCTGATGTTATCACCAGAGTCCTCGTTAATTTTAATTAATGATGAAATTTCTTTACGGGAAAGCAAGGCATTTTGAGCTATACGATACTCCTCAAAGCGCTTTAAAAGCTGCTGTGCAACCTCAATATTATTAGTTAGATATTTTGTCAGGCTCTTGCTAAAGGCTTCCATAAGGCCGTCAAAATAAGTCTTATTGACTACCAGTTTTTCCTTTGTCTGAGAAGAAAACTCAGGATGTGAAATAAATACAGCACAAATGCCACGAAGACCGACAAGATAATCAGAAGGCTTCAGGTCAACAGCCGGCTTAAGATTTTTATATTTGTTAATAAGCGCTTCCCAGGTTGTCTGAATTGTCTTAGACAAGCATTGAATATGTGTGCCGCCAAGATAATTAGAAAGAAGATTAGTATAACCAAAATACCTATCTTTCGTATCAGAAGTATATCTTAATGCTACCTTCATGGACTCGCCAGCGTCATTCTGAACTTCGATAGTAGGAATATCTACATAAGTAGCAATCTTAGAATCTTCCTCTTTAATTAAGTCGAAAATTGTACAGTTAGTATCAACTTCTTCATTATCTATAATACAGCGTGCCCTAAACCCGAGAGCTGACGCAATTCTACACCTATTTATAATAAAATCGTGAGGAATCTTAGAAGAATGGAAATACTTCTTATTAGGAATGAAAGAAGCGGAAGTTCCAGAGTGCTCTTGAGTTTTTCCTCTCTTTAGTTCTACGTCAGCCGACCCGTGAGTGGTGGCGTCTACATATTTACCACTGCGCCTAGTTCTAATAGTAAAAGTCTCAGAAAGCGCATTTGTGACAGTCATACCAACACCGTTAAGGCCTGCAGAGTAGTTATAAGAATTGTTATCAAACTTGCCGCCGGAATTGGCAATAGTCATAAGAACTTCGACTACTTCTTTTTCTTCTCCATTGTCTAGCTTTTTAAGGCCATGTGGAATGCCTCTCCCGAAGTCATGAACTGTGTATCGATTTTCTTTAGTATCGATTTCAGCAACAAGTTCGGTAGAGTGTCCAGCACTTACCTCATCCATAGCATTATCAAACATTTCTGAGAAAAGCGATCTCGGGTCATTTGCCTCACCGATATACATACCAGAACGAAGTTGTATGTGTTCAATATCATTTAAAACTTTAATATTATCAGAAGTGTATTGTTTTGACATTATTTTACTCCTTATATTACTTTACTTTATATTATACAATATCTCTCTTTAAAATTTAAGAAAAAAAATAAGGCCCATCTATTGACAGACCTTATTAATTTATTTAGTATAATTTTTACTGTGCGTTAATTCTTCTGCTATGCATTAATTCATATAGAGTGGTTCTGTCTGACATAGGGATAACTCGAAGCCTATTCATGTCAGGAAGAACGTCACTATGCACATAATCGTTACCGCCGAGATCTTCGTAGTCTTTTACTAATTCGAAGAAGGAGTGATGTTCCATCTCTGTCCAAGCTCTCATAGGATTCATTGTCTCATCTGTAAATAAGCGATGTTCCTGTAAAATCTTTTGTCTAAGCGCATTTTTCTCACGCTTTTCTAAACGGTCTAAGCGCTCATTAAGAACGTGCTGGTTATCAGCAACACCTCTTTGAATCGCTTCACAAGCAGCAAGAATCTCTCTATCAGTTGTTTGTAGCTGTGTTTGAATTTGAAGGCTCTGTGCACGATAAGAAGGCAGAGCATCAACTGCTGCTTGAAGTGCAGCAATCTTAGCATCTCTTAGTTGGTCATCTTGACAGTGCTGTCTTTCTTTTTCTTCAGCTTCTCTTTTAAGTGTATCTATCTCAGACTGAAGTTCGGCCTCTCTTTCTGCGTGTGCAGCCTCTTTTGCAGCCTCTTTTGCAGCTTGTGCTGCTGCCTCAGCTTCTCTCTGTTTCTTAAGTTCTTTTGGAAGTGCAACTAACTTATTAAAAAGTAGTGTTATAGTAAGTGTTAATATTACTGACCCTGCAGTGCTTAACACAGTTATTAACCAGCCAGGCATTTTCTAGCTCCTTTTTATAGATACTTGTAATCATTAAATTTAGCAAATAATTTTAAGTAAGCTATTAAATTAACAATTTATTAATTAGTTATAAAATTAACAATTTTTCTACTAAACAAAAAGAATTGAGCTAACTTTTATGTTAGCCCAATTTTTATTATTCTTCTTCAATAATAGTTGGTGCTGTGTTAAATTTAAATCGTAACTGATATGATCCATTCTTAAAGTGATAAAGTTCTAAAGCAGGTACTTGACCCTGGTCTTTAATTTGCACATTATTAGCTGTCAAGCTACTATCGACAGTAACGGGCTTTGTAAAATTAGCCTCATCTTCTGTGACCGTAAGAGCATCGGTAGCTACTGCTAATTCGGTAGTTGTTAGTTTCTTAAGCGATGTATCTCCATTAGTTACTTCTAAACCATTATTTAACGTAGTGTTGCCATTCAGAATAACAGGCGACGTTACGGTTATTGTACCCTTTTCCTGTCTACTATTAATAGTATAAACATTTACCCTATCAGCAGTGACAGCTTTGCTCGTGTTAAGAGTTATATGACCAGCAACAGACAAATCATCATCAATGGTAACAGCTTCGGTATCATCATTTTTTATTATTTCGACATCAAGAGTGGGTGTTTTAATACTCATGGTAGCTTCTACATTACGTTTTGCAACTAAGTCTTGTTCAGCCGTAATATCCTTTTCAGCAACGATACAGCCTCCATTATCACTTTCTGCCTTATTTGTGGGATTACCTACATTAATATTATCGGCTACTGCAAGGTTACTTGTCAAGGTAGCATTTCCAGCTACAGAAAGCGCGCCCCCAAGAGTAGTATCTTTCCCAGCGGCTACAGAAAGAGTGCCGCCTAGGCTAGTAGCCTTATCATCTTCGACAGTAAGCGTATCATTAAACGTTGCCGCTTTAGCTACAGTAAGGGTACCACCTAAAGAGGTTGCTTTATCTTTGGTCACAGTAAGAGTATTCTCAATCGTAGTAGCACCCTTAACCTCAAGAGTATCCTTTAGTAAAGTTTTACCAGTAACTACAATAGAGTCTGTAGTTTCACCATGCTCTATTTTTGGTAATAGTGAAGTTTGAACAAGCTGCCAATTACCGTCTCCATCAGTTTTAGAAAAAAGAGGTAAATCGAAAGAGGCCAATGTATGGGTTTGTAGGTTAGCACCCGTTCCAACCTGAACTTCATCCTCAACAGGTGCAGACGTAAAGGAAACGCCCATAAAGAAATAACCGCTCGCATTATTAGTAGAATCTGAGTACTCAACATCTATAAGATTATGGTCAACTTTAGACGACTGCTTATATAGAAGCTCTGTATAGTAACCTGATACGTCTAATGGTATATTATCGTGCAAGCTCAAATGAGCATAAATTGTACCAGTGTTAAGGTTTAATGCTTCAATGCCGATAATATTATCAAGATTAAAATCTTTAATTTCTATATAATAACCAGCTAAAACAAAAATTAGCCTATACTTACCTGTGCCGGTGCCGGCTTCATCTTTTTGCTCTTCATAGCTAACAATAAAATCATCTGTAAAGCCATTAATTGCAGTATGAAGCCTATTAGTACGTTCAGTATTTAAGCGAGCCTCTGGGTCCCAATTTGAAGCATAGCCTGTAATGGTCTTCTGCCCTCTACGAGAACAAGGAAATACATTTATATTTTCGCTGGATATAAAAACTCTGATATCATCAGTATTATTTTCTAATATTAAAAGTTTATTATTAATATGATTGCTCATTTATCCTTGTCCTCCTTGTGTACTATTTGTAGCTATATTTGTATTTGATAAGCTGAGTTCCCACTCAATAAGTAGAATAGTAGTCGCAGACCAATTACCAATCTGCTCATCTGTTAAACGTCCCTTTGCGTCAGTTAAATAATAGTATGCAGAAAAACTTTTAATATCAGTAGTCTCTGCTCCATAAAGTGCCACTTGATTAAAGTCGGCCTCTACTTCGTATTTGGGTATCTCAAAGCTATATGTTACTCTAACAGCACCTAAGTCACTATCATTAACTATTGCAGGAGTTTTAGTATAACTACGAAATACAGAACAAGATTTTACATTTTTTTCATCAAGAGTAGCTTCTTTATTTGATTCATTTTTTAAGAGCATAATTTTTCTCGGTAGGTCTTTTTTTGCGTCTTCAAATGACCCGATTAAACAGTTACCCAAGAAGCTAAATAATTGAGATGTACCGTTATTTTTATATGTCTTAGATTTAAGTACACGGTTATCACTCTTGAGGGTAAGTGTTATCTTACCCTCATACCCGATGCCATCCGAAAAAATAGGTTTTGACATTTAAGTATTTTCCTCCTTTTGTGTATCCAGTGAGTACTCTTGCGGCTCGTAAGCAGTAATTGGTGAAGCGCCTAGTTGACCTGCAATTGGCTCATTAGTGTTTGGACCAATATAATTAACATCTGAATATTTTACCTTTAGGTCGCCATTACTTGAAATTTTTGCAAGACCAAGCTCCGATGCTTCGTTTTGAGCTGCGACGGAGAAAGCCTTTCTCATTACTGCAAGCGCTCCCACTGCCGTATTTAGCTCACGTTTAAGTACAGTATTTCTTACTATAGAAACTCTAAGGCCAAAAGGCAGAATATACGGGAGTAAGTCAATAAATAGTGTAATATCTGAAAGCTCAATTGGAATGTTAATAGTTAATATATGACCTTCTTCTATTTTGCTTGAAAACATTCCAGGTACTCCTGAAGCTTTTACTAGAGCGTCACCGGCTAAATTAACAGCAGCCAAAGTTCCTTTAATCTTTAATAACTGGGGGAAAATACTTACAAGAGCAGCAAGCTGCGCTTTATCATAATTTCGTCTAAGTTTAAATCCTAAAGTAGTTGCAAGTAACTCTGTGGCACGTGTATCTTCTTCGATGCCATTAGGAAGAAGATACAGCATGTCAGCATTTGTTTTAATATAGTTAAGTGTGACTTCATATAAGTGTCCTAAAACTTGAAAGTCTCGAGAAGCATCATAATAAATATTAGGCACTTGATTTTTTATACTAATCATAAATTATCAACTCCTTAATATTTAGAAGACTTAGCAATGCTTAAGCCAGTGTCTAGATAAGCAGCATCTAACTTAGACACTACAAAGCTATTATTTATATTATTTATATCATAAAGAGTATACGGATTAGAAAATGAGTTAATATTATCATCAAATTCTATAGCAAGGCTATTCTCAACCGGTACGTTGTAATAAAAGTCATGGTTTTTATCTAAGCTTGCAATACCCTTTAGAATTTTATCGGCATATTGCTTCTTAGACGTCTCAGCTTGCGTTGCCTCCGTATTGAAGGTCGTATCTGGGTCAAGTAATTTAAGATTTATACCGTTAGTCTCCCTACCTTTAACTAGACGCATACTATCATAAAGAATGCTACCAGTAGCATTTTCTTCTGCCTTTATGTATATGCTACAAGATTTCATAATCTTTATGCAATTTAAACCTGCTCGAAGATATAGTCTATTTTTTGCCGAATCCTTAGTTTCCTCAGGATGCCGCGTACTATTAGACTCCCACCAGCTATCCTCATAATTGTCTGACTCTGGAGATCTATTTCCATTGTTATAAATTGAAATACACTCTGTACAGTTACCAAACTCTTTTGGTATATCAATAAATATTCGAGAATCCTTATCGGGGATAATTTGGCCGCTTCCAGAAGTTAGCCTATCTACCGGTATTTCTAAATAAATACTAAATATACCAAATACGTCTGAGTTTTTTGGAATCATAAGGTTTAGCTTAAGTGCGTTTGGCTTCTTAACTTGCTGTGTAGTTGTTACGAGATTTCCTTCTTCTGTTTCCGTCGTAGTGGTTTCTGTAACAGAACGCCAGAGTTCACCTACGTCAATCTTAGTTAAATAATTATTTATATTATCAGAGCTTGCATCTGCAGGTACGGAGTATTTGACTGATATTGGTGTTATGTTATCGTCGTGCTCTAAGAGTTCTACCTTAGCTGGCGCCTCCTCTTTAAACACTTTCATCTGTACGCTTGGGTTATCAGATTCTGACTTAATTTCTAAATTACCTGAGGCCGTTTTGGCAATAGTACTTAGTTTAACAGAAACTTTCTCATAATCATTAGTAAAATCGGATTCTTTAGGCTCAATTTCATAGGCTAATGTCTCACCTGTGCCAGACTTTGTGTAAACATTAATCTTATTTTTAAGCTTATCTGTAGCGCGTAACTGCTGTGCATAACCAGGTGAAGTAGAAAGCTCAAGCAGACTGCAAACTTCCCAAGTTCCAGACTTTAGTCGTATCTTTGGAAGCTCGGTAGATGTTTCTGCACCAGAAGTAGTATAAAAAATATCACTTAGCTCAGCACATTTTTTCCATGTGCTATTTATAGTATCTGCGTCTTGAAGCGTTAAGGTATTTAGAGTATCGCCTTCGACTAGTGTAACATACTGATATTCAGTTATCGTAACAGTTCTACCATTATCGGCATTTAATAATACAATATTACTCCAAGGTACAATATGTAAACCTTGTTTTAAAATTTCTGAAACTTCTATAGCCTCAGAAGCTTTCGGAATATACGCACCAGGAGACAGTGTAATAACTGAGCCGCTTCCGTAGTACGCTGCACCTTGATTGTTCTGGTCAGTATAGAAAATATACTCACCATCTTTAAGCTCATAGCTAACAGTATCCGACTTATTGCCCTGCTCTAGTACGGCATTATCAAAGTTCTTATAGAATCTAGCGGGTTTATCAATAACAACTTTTGAAAGGCTTCTCATTTCTATTTGTTCATTAGGAGCTAAAGCTAGCAAGTTTTTCTTGCCATACCCGGGGAATTCTACATCAGTTTTCTTCCAAGAGGTACCTTGCTGGTAAACATTTTCAGAAGGCATTAAAGTAAACCCAGAAGGTTTAATTATTACTGCGTCCTTATCGTTACCACCCTCATATACAACAGAAATTGGCTCTGCATTTACAATTTCGCCATCTTCGTTGGTACTGGAAGGAGTGTAATGAATGTATAATTTATCACCAGTTAATAATTCAATATCGCTATCAGGCTCTATTACATTATAAATAGGGTTTTCACCGTGATCAGTACAGATATAAGTGGTAGCACCGGCAACAGCATTGTTTAAGAACTTATTACTCTGTGCATAAAGACACTGGTGAGTTTCAGTGACTAGTCGCCCTTTTGGAAACTCATTTGTAGAAGAAAGCCTCCAAAAGGTAGTGGTCTCATGTTCAGGTAGATCTTTACCTTTACTTATAGAATAACAGGTATGCACATAATCTGCCCATACTTGCATATTAGCCTCGTTGAAGGGGAAATAAGTAATTACTAGCCTAAGTTCCTCAGTGTCACCTACTTTTGCAGTATTTCCCCAAGAAGTTTTCTGGCCATCTAGGTACCTTTCTAGTTGAGTCCTATCAGTAAAAATATCCGTATCCTTGACTGAAATATCCGTTATTGTTCCATCAGTATATACATACTCTATAATACCACAAGCAACAGAAGTATTAAATATATTAGGTAGCAAGTCCGCCTGGTTAATAACGTCAACTACAGTTGTAGCTTCAACGGTGTTGTCAGTAAGTTTTTTAAGTTTAATTGTAGCTGTTTTAGTTTTAAGGTTGTCTGGATTTGCTTTAAAAGCATTTCTCCAAAGTCCCTCATATTTCCATCCGTTACTATCAGTATTAAGTTTACCGCCAAAGAAAGCAGAAACTCCAACATCAGAAATAAATGAATTAAGGGACTGCACAGCGGCATAATGTCCATCCGAAGCAGATTGTGCTCCGGAAGCTCCAGAAGCTCTTTCAAAACGGTAATAAACATAGGCAGGGAATGTCTTAGTAGTAATTAAGTTAGGGGCTCTAAATTTAATTACTTCATTTTTAGCTAATGTGATATCCTCAAAATGTCCCTGCTCATCGCCAGTAATCTCACAAATCGCAGCAATCCGAGATATTTTATCAATAACTGCTGAATCTGATGAAGCGCTGCTGCTTGAGCTAGCTCTAGTTTTAGCAGCTGATTCTTGCTTAACAGCAAAAGTAGGCTCGTATGTCTCGTATACTGCATAGTCTCGTATAGAATAAGTCTCAAGTACTTTTTTTTCGTTACTGTCAGAAACAATAAGTACTAAAGTTCCGCCATATAGGCCCCTATTAGTTAATTCATGTGTACCTGCCGTAGTGATATTACTAATCTCATCCATAATGTTTTGGGCTGTAATAGCTTCTTCATCGTCAAGAATAGACTCTAGTTGGCTAGTACTATATTCTTCTTCTTTAACTGTATCGAATACTTTAAGGGTTATTACGCTGTCATTGCTATAAAAGCCGTTAGTTATAATAAGACCATCGCTATCATAAAGGATATGCTCGCCTAAGTTCTCGTCCGAGTCAGCGTCTATTGCGTCTATTGCTTCATTAATAGAGTCAGCCACATCCTTATTATAAAGCTCATCAGCACCATCGTTTAAAATACTAGTAATATTTGCAGTAATTGTATAGGGTTTTTCAGAGTTATTGGGAATAAAAGTCTCATCGTAGTCAAGTAAAGAAGCTCTTCCTGCTAAAATATTTCTAAGCACTAATTTATTATAAATATCTTTAGCCTTGGTTATCTCTTCCTCGGTTTCTTCACCAGTTTCACTGTTTACCACTTTATTCACGTAGTTAACTCCACTAATCCTAACGTCAGAGGCAGAAGATACAATTCCGTATTCCTTAGACGTAGCTGTTCCATTTTCAGTCTCCTTAACAGAGAAAGTTGTTAGCACTTTTGGCTCCTGAAGAGAAACAACCTTAATTCTAGAATCGGCATTTTCAATGACAGATAGGATATTATCAAAAGGGATCTCTTCACCAAAGTCAAGGTTTCTCATATTAAATTCATTAATAAGCGCGACCTTGACGTTTTGTAAAATATCGTTTGCTTCGATTGCAGATACTTTGTTTGAAGTTGCAATAAGCGCATTAAGTCTTAGATAGTTATTTATTGCTACAAGATCGCCATCACGAGGTGCTTTAAAATTATGTGCGCAAGTTTTAAAAGCAGACAGGGATGCTGCAATCTCGCCATTCTTCTGCTCAGAGTAAACAAATGAATTATTATAGTACTCCGCTAGCTTTTCTTTGTCAGTACCAAAAGATACCTGTGTAAAAGTTTTAAATGGATAAAGAACTAAGTCAAAATGGTCAATTAAAGGAACTTCAATTTGATAACTAGTATCTGCACTAGTATTTATAGTTAGTCTATTATTATTAATTTCATCAACTTTATAAGAGGTAGTCTTAACTGTGACGTCATCTGGTCTAGTCAAAGGAAGCTCTTTATACAGGATACCAAATTCATTGCAGCTACAGAGAGTAATTGCGCTATTAATATCATTTCTAATGTCAGTAACTAATATGTTAGAAACATACGGAGTATTATTCATATCCATTAATGAATAAATCTTATTCATATAGTCTCTGCAGGTTACAAGCGTATCAAAAGTACCAATAGTCTTTTTAAAGTTATTATAAGCAGCAGAGATACTTTCAATATTTGTACCATTTGTGGCTGCATTATCATTCACAACTTCAAACTGCTCTGCAGAGTAATCATCCCAGTCACCGCCCGTAGGAGCCTCCAACACCTCAAGAGTTCGTGCTGAAATATTTCCACTAAGGCCACTTGTTCTAATGAAATAAATAAATAAGCCGTCTCCAATTAGACTACCAACGTCTTCAGGAAAGGCTAGGTAAGGGCGACCTTCAAAAGAATCATAACCGAACTTGAAAACACGTGTTTCAGAAGATCTCGTATTTAAGTTTGAAACTTGCTCCCACGGCTGGCCATCTTCATAAGTACCATTAATAGAAATAGCTGCATTATATACAAAAATACCATTCTCGGCTATTTGAATCTCGGGCAGGTAATATCTATATTCATCATCCAACTGAGTAAGTGTGATTAGATTATTTTCATTTATGCTTTCGCACTGGCTTATTTGACCCTCAATACATGAAACTTCTACCCAAGGAGTGCTATTTGTAATAAATATAGGTGTTGTGTTAGTAGTTACAAAAGTTATATCCTTATCTGCATTTGTAATAGTAGTAAACTTCGGTAAAGCTAGGCCTCCAGGTTCAGGAAGTTTTTCTTCTTCATCTGTAGTGCTTCCAGTGTAACTAATTCTTACTCGTGTTTCAGCAGACTGATAGTATTTAATATCATAACCAACAAGCTCGCAAAGCTTTCTCATGGATTCCATTTGAGCAGCGGTGGGCATGAAAGCTTCAAGAATATTTTTATCTATATTATAGTTTAGTTTATCTGCGATACCAGCAAGTACTTTAAGTAAAACAATACCAGGGTCGCTCTCGTTCGTACTGGTAGGATCCCAACGCTCAGTTATTTTTGATGCAACTTCGATAAGTTCATTCCAAATCTGAACGAAGTCCTTTTTAGTAGGTGATAAATTTAATGAAGATATTTCATTCTTTGTAATCATTTAGTATCTCCTTTTAAAAGTCAGAATCTTCAAATAAGAGAAGATTGAATGTATTATGAGTGTAATCAATTTGATTAATACCCGAAAACCTGCAATAAGCTTTTCCACGCTCTTTGTCTTGAATTATTTCAATAGAATTACGTTGTATTTTTAACTGTGGTAAGAACAACGCGAGCTGGGTATAAATAGTATCAATAAGCATATCTTTTAATATATAGTTATTTTGGCTAAATAAGTAATGTTTTAGCATTAAACCGAAGTACGGGTCACACTCGAGCTCGCCTCTTTCAGTTTGCAAGATAAGAAATGTATTTTGCTTTGTGGCATTAAGATATTCCGAGGACTTCCATACCTCGGTACTGTTGGACCTAAACATATTTGGAAATTTTAATGAACGCATTTAATCTCACCTCTTAATAATTTAGCAGATAGTAAATAGATTTATTAAATATATTAATAATAAATCGCAAAGCTCTGAATACTTACAACATCTGCCTTGTCAACAGTATAAAATTCACCGTCAATAAGCACTTTAAGCTTAAGACTAGATGGGCCTATCTCCAGTACTTGTAATAAAGCATGAGAAATTGAATCATCCTCTGCTACAGCCAGATCTAAAGGAATAAACACACTATCAGTTTGACTATTTTTTAACGCCGTGCATAGCCTATATAAAGGCTCATCTGATTTATCTGGTGAATATGTAAAGTCATTAGTAGTTTTCAAATATAAAGAATAAGCACTTTTACTATCTTGTGGGTCTTGTTTATTAACTTTGGTAGCTAAAACTTTTATAACTGTTTGATACTTTTGAATCTGTGATCGTTGCAAATTTATAATACCGTCAGCCAGCTTCTTCGGAGTATTTAAATCTTTATAAATAGTATCATTTTGTGCTATTTTATCATAATTAAAAACTGTGGAATAAGGCAATTGTGCTGTATCGGTAATAGCTAAGGAATTTCCGCTAACATTACCACGGTAAGAGCTAGCTTCAGTTGCGGCTGAAACAAAAAGCTTTCCTAGAACAACAGGTAATTCCATCTTATTTTCTTCAAAGCCAATGAATACTATATCTCCGGTTTTGTAACTATTATATATTCCCGGTACAATATTAATTTGAGCATCTGCTTCGATAATATTTACATTCCTTGAAGCATTCTCAAATAATGGTATACGTACTCTACACATATTTTTTGTATAATCAATACTTTGAATTATTGCTTTAGTTAACACAAAAATGCTCCTTTCAAAAGTTATCTACAGTATAATTTAGCAAATAGATTTATTAAATATATATATATTATACAGCCTTTGTTTATAAAACTTTAATAAAAAAGAACCTACTAAATAGGTTCTTTTTAATAATTTATTTAGCTACCTCTTCTACTTCTTCTTTACCGTGCTCAATCTGAGCTTCCGAATCAGGATTAACTAAAGCAAGTACTTTGTGAAGCTCGCCTACGTGTGCATGCTCTTCAGCCATAATAGATTGAAGAATATCAATGGCCTTCTGAGGCATCTTCATCTTTTTCATACTTTGAATAACGCCTTGATAACCATTAATTGCTTCCCACTCATCTATAATTAATAAGCTAAGCATATCTGCAAAAGCCGCATTCTTTTCTGAAAGAACTTTTCCTGGAGCTAATTCGGATTCAGTAAGTTTATTTATTCTCATTGAATAATACCTCTTTTTAATTTTTGGATTAGATTTAATACTATATACATATAATTTAGCTATAAATAAAACTCGAGTACCCTTAGGTATCCCGAGTATGATCATGGAGCTGGCGACAGGAATCGAACCTGCAACCTACTGATTACAAGTCAGTTGCGCTGCCAGTTGCGCCACGCCAGCACATTAAATTGGACGCGGGTACGGGAGTCGAACGACCGTCAAAGCAAGTTTATGAGACTCGCCTGGGCACCGGCCCACCCGCAATATAAAGGCCTAGCTATCCATACTTTCTATTATCCTAAATAATGTGAGAAATAAGCATAGGCTCTCATTAAAAATTGGCTCGACTATAATATGTATGCCAGGTTACCTGCAAACTTCCAGGACGGAAGTCCACATACCCGGCCGAAGTCTTTTTGTTAGTAGAAATAAGCGCGAGCTCTATATTAAATTTAGCAAATAACTTGGCTTGACTGTTTGTATTAAATATCAATTATATTTCAAAGAAATAAGTACAAGCTCTAAAATTATTTACTGTAATTTAGTCGGTAGCTTCTGCTGCTTCAGAAGAAGCGTTTATAGCCTCAAGCTGAATTTTGAGATCAGCATTTTCTTTTACGATTTCATTATAAGACTGAACAAGACTATCTAAAGCACCGCAAAGCTCATTCGCAAGAGCAGGTGCGCCACCCTCAATAACCTTACAAATCAAATCAAACTGAAACTGTGTCATCCTAAGTATCTCCTAATAAATTTATATATTATATTATACGATATTTATTTTGAAATTTAAATTATTGGTACTTCCTAAGAGATTCGAACTCTTGTTGCCCGGCTGAGAACCGGAACTCCTTGACCGCTAGAGGAAGGAAGCATAAAAATACTAATTGACAGGGGCATTTCATCCCTGCCTTAGAGCGCCTTTCGGAACAATTAGTATTAAATAGTAAGATAAATAAAAGGCTGAGAATACACCTTACAGTTGCTACGGCTTAATGACCTTATTTTTTAGTCACATTTCCACTTCCTTTTGGGAAGTACCGCTCATGCCTGCAATTCGTCACCCCAGCACAAGGGCTCCAGGCTTGCGTTCGCCTTTACGGAAACAATTACTCGATTATCACTCCACTATCAACCTTGCGGGCTGTTCGAAGTTGCTACGCCTCTATAGATTCGTTTCAATCAAATACATAATGCTTGTGACACCATGTATCCCACATTGCTTACCACTGTGGGCTTAAGACACTTTTCTTTGTTTCCAACAATAGGTTTTTACTCATGACACTGTTTTCCTATCACAGCCGCTCTAGCACTGAGCTACCGGTGTATATAATGAGATAGGTGCGAACTATCTCTAAAAGATAAATTGGCACACCGGGTGGGATTCCAACCCACGCTAAGTTGAGTTTGACAGAAGACAGACTATTGTTGTAGTTCTCACACCTTTTGAATGCAAGAATGCTACCCGCCTTCAATGCTTTCCGTCGCATTGTACTTACATTTCTTATATCCACCATAGCAGATATAAATGGAAGTCGCCCTTGACTGCTAAATCTCGAACTATTTTACTTCCTGTAGCTTACCTTACCTCATCAAATCCTTTTGCGTTGAAACCAGCTCCTTGCGAGAGCGAGAATAGCTCAGTCAGTTGACCCTCAACTAAACTCTTTTCATTTCATCATTGATAAGTTAGAACATGGGGTTAGCATATTCGTAAGAATCTTTTCAATTCTTACAGGTCCCGTCACACATTGCCTGAGGTACTGC